CCCCATGAGAGACATGGACGCAGAGCCCACAGCGCACATAGCCTGGGGCGCGGACGGGCGCCTCTCGCAAAAGTGGATCATCACCACACGCAACGGCCCGCACATCCTTGTCACTGAGGAATGGCGCCCTGTCCCCACAGAGGCCAGCCGGGAAGAAGAGATCCCGCCCTGCCACGTCGGCACCCTAGGCGAGTAGCCCCATGCTTGAGCGCAAGATCATCGCCCTCCAACTCCTATTGGGCGCCAAGAACCTGCTGGACATGGACAACGCAGCCTTTGCCACGTGGCTCATTGACCAGGCGCAGGAGATCGCACCGCAGTTGTTCGAGGATGGCGAGGCCGAAGCGGATGAACCCTATCACACGGGCTCAACACTCAACTAACAGGACACAAGCAAATGGATGATACCGCGCTCAAGGGCTCCGGCCCGTCTTTCACCGGCCCCTCTTTCATCGCGGACCTTGCGCGGATGGGTGGCGCGCTGGTCGGCCCGCAGATTTCCGGCGCGCCGGTCCTCACCGGCACCAACGGCGCTGCCTATGGCGGCTTCACTGCCACCACGAAGGGCGGCACTGCCCCTCTCGTCTACGCCCTTGTGGGCACCTGGCCTTCTGGCCTGTCCATCAACACCAGCACGGGCGCTGTGTCCGGCACCATCGGCGCGGCTGGCACGTTCGCTGGTCTCTCGGTGAAGGTCACGGACGCGAATTCCGAGGAATCCCAGCTGCCGACGTTCACCTTGGTCGTGGCGGCCTGACGCAGAAGGATTGCCTCAGTGGCGGCACGAAAGCAGCTCTGGCACCCGGACGAGGTGAAGAAACGCATACAGGCCAGTCAGTTAATCAACCGACTGACTGAGCATGCGCTTTCCGCAGCCCCAATCATGGACGCCTCGCAGGTGACAGCAGCCGTCAAGCTCCTGGGCAAGGTGGTGCCAGACCTTAAGGCGGTGGAGCATTCGGGAGACCCGGACAGCCCCATCCAGATGGTTACGAGGGTTGAGCGTGTTGTCATCCGGCCGCAAAATCCTGATACCGACAGCTGAGGTATTCCTTCCACTATTGGAGCCGGCTCGCGACAAGGGGGCAGTTGGCGGGCGCGGGAGCGGGAAGTCCCATTTCTTCGGTGGCCTTCTGGTTGAGGACTGTCTAGCCGAGCCGGGGAACAGCGGCGAAGGGATGCGGGCGATCTGCATCCGTGAGGTTCAGAAGGATCTGTCCCAATCGTCCAAGGCGCTCATAGAGCGGAAGCTTGCGGCGCACGGGCTCGGAGAGGCGGACGGGTTCCGTGTCTTCAAGGACGTTATCGCGACCCCTGGCGATCGGGATCATCATCGTTCTAAGGGCATGAACGAGTTACACCGCTGAGAGCGTGAAGTCGCTTGAAGGGCTTCAAGCGGTCATGGTGGGAGGAAGCGCAGACCGCGACATCCACCTCCATCATGCTACTGCGCCCGACGATGCGCGAGGCCGGCGCGCAAATGTGGTGGAGCTGGAACGCACGCCGCAAGAAAGACCCGGTGGACGTGATGTTGCGCGGGGCTGAGAAGCCCACCGGCGCTGTGGTGGTCAAAGCCAATTGGCGTGACAACCCGTGGTTCAGCCAAGAGCTGGAGCAAGAGCGCCGCGACTGCATGCGGATGAAGCCCGATGATTACGCCCATGTGTGGGAGGGCGAATATATCAGCGTGGTCGAAGGCGCGTATTTCGCGAAGGGACTTGCAGAGGCGCTGAAGGAAGGCCGCATTGGCAAGGTCGCTGCCGACCCGCTGATGACGCTGCGGGCGTTTATCGATATCGGCGGCACCGGAGCCNGNGCGGACGCCTTCGCGATCTGGATTTGCCAGTTTATCGGCAAGGAAATCCGCGTTCTCGANCATTANGAGGCTGTNGGTCAGCCNGCTGCGGCNCACGTCAACTGGATGCGCGGCAAAGGGTANGGCCCCGATCGGTGCCAAGTGTGGNTGCCNCACGACGGNGCGACGCAAGACCGTGTCTATGACGCCTCCTATGAGGGGTTTTTCCGGCAGGCNGGCTATTCCGTGACNGTGATCCCGAACCAGGGCCGNGGNGCNGCNACGCAGCGGATTGAGGCCGTGCGGCGCCTGTTCCCGTCNATCTGGTTCAACGAGNCCACCACAGAGGCGGGGCGGGATGCGCTGGGCTGGTATCACGAAAAGAAAGACGAAGAGCGTGGGATTGGGCTTGGCCCGGAACACGACTGGGCAAGCCATAGCTCGGATGGATTCGGTCTGATGTGCGTCGCCTATGAGGCCCCGGCGAAGAAGCAGCCGGACACGTTTAGACCGAGGAAGGTAGTGTGATGGCTGAACTTGCAAACGACGAGGTGTGCGCCATCGTGGACGCGCTCGTCCGTGAAGCCGAAGACTACCGTGATGAAAGGTCGAAAGACCGCATCAAAATGATGGCCTATTTCGACGGAGAGGCGAAGGATCTTCAAAAGTACATCCCGAGCGAAGAGGGCAAGTCCTCTGTGGTGTCGCGGGATGTGCGGTCTGCGATCAAGAAGGTGCTGCCCTCGATCTATCGGACGATCCTGGGCAATGACCAAGTGGTGGAGTATGCGCCGGTTTCCGATGGCGACGACGATACCGCAGAGCAGGCCACGGACTATGTGAACAGCATCGCCCTGCACGAGTGCAACGGCCGGCAGGCGATCGAGGACGCGATTAACGACGCGGTGCGCCTGCGCAACGGGATAATCCGGTGGTGTCAGGAAACAACCGTTGACGTGAAGACCAGCAGCCACAGCGGCCTTGATGAGATGGCCTTCTCGCAGCTCGTCGCTTCGGACGATGTTGAGGTGCTGGAATACACGGCGCGGGAAGAGGCGATCGAGGGGCCGCAAGGCCCGGTCTCCGCCCCAGCCTATGACGTGAAGATCCGCCGCCGGGTTGAGAACAGCACGCCGAAGCTGTCCGCTATCGCTCTGGAGAACTGGCTTATCCACCCCGACGCGGTGCGCCTGGAAGATAGCCCGATCCTTGGTGAAAAGACGCGCCTTCGCCGCACCGACCTCGTTCGCATGGGCTACGAGAAAGATCTTGTGTGGACGCTCCCGTCCCACAGCAGCCGCGCGACTGAAGAAGAAGACGAGCGCGTTACCCGCCGCCGGGACACGACGAATGACCAGACGGCGCCGCAGAAAGCGCTTGATGAGGTGGACTATTACGACCTTCTCGTGCGCGTCGATCAGGACGGCGATGGTATCGCAGAGCTGCGCCGCATGGTGTTTGCCGGCGGCATCCATGCAAAATACATGCTCGAGAACACCGAGTGGGACGAGATCAATTATGCCGACATCGTTGCGGAACGACGCCCGCACCAGTGGGAAGGGAATTCCGTCTCTGACGACGTGATGGAGATCCAGACCATCAAGACGGTGCTCCTGCGGCAGACGCTGGACAACCTCTATTGGCAGAACAACCTTCAGCCGGTCTATCAAGAGGGCGTCATCCAAAACCCGGACAGCGTGAACAACCCGGAGTTTGGTCGCCCCATTCGGGTAGCCAACGGCGTGGATGTGCGCACGGCTATCTCATACAACGTCGTGCCGATGGTTGCCGATAAGTCCTTTTCCATGCTGGGCTATCTGGACCAGGAGCTTGAGGACCGCACCGGCATTTCGGACGCATCCTCGGGGATGGCGCCTGACGCGCTCCAGAACATGACCGCAAAAGCCTCCGCGATGGTCGAGGCGGCCGGCATTGGTCAGACCGAGATGATGGTGCGCACGATCGCCACCAGCCTTAAGCCAGTGTTCCGGGGGCTCCTGAAGCTCATCATCCAGCATCAGGACAAGCCGCGCACGGTACGCCTGCGGGGCGAGTGGGTCACCTACGATCCGCGCACGTGGAACGCGGACATGGACGCCGTGGTCAACGTCGGCCTTGGCGCCGGCACGCGCGAGCGCGACATGGCGGCAATGGCCCAGGTCATCACGCTTCAGCGCGAGTTGCTGGCGTCCATGGGGCCGCAGGTCGGCATGCAGTACGTGTCCCCTGACAACCTGTACAACGCCATCGCGAAGATGACCGAGGCGGCCGGACTGAAGTCGGTGGGGATGTATTTCAGCAAGCCGGACCCGCAGGCCATTCAGCAGGCCATGAGCCAAAAGCAGCCGTCGCCTGATGAGATCAAGGCTCAGTCGGCGATGCAGCTGGAGCAAATGCGCCTTCAGGGCCGCATGCAGCTTGAACAGGTCAAGGGGCAGCAGAAACAGAGCGAGTTCGGCGCTAAAATGCAGGTCGAGGCCAGCAAAGAGCGCGAACAGCTCCAGGCTGATTTGCAGGCCGAAATAGCGCGGCTTGAGGCGCAGACCGAGATGAAGCGCCAAGAGCTTTCGGCCCAGGCTGCGTTGAACGAACAAAAGATCGGGGCGGATCTGGAGCGCGAGGCGATCAAACAGCAGACCGAGCGCGAATGGATGGACGTGCAGCAGCGCATTGCGGCCGCGAAGCTGATCGCGGATGCGGAGCGCGCAGCGGTCGAGGAAGCCGGGCGCATGCGTGACTACCAGATGAGCGGCAACGTCACCGGGCGGTTCGTGTCATGACGCCCGACGAACAGCGCCGCGCTGCGCAGACCATCCTCGAAATGCCGTTCTGCGTCGCTCTGATCGATGAAATGGAGCGGGCCGCGACACAGCAGTGCATTTTCGCTCCGATCAATGACGATGAAACGCGCCGGAATGCAGCGGCAGAGGCGCGCGCCGTCAAGAGGTTTCGTGATCGTCTGGAAGCCATGGCGATGCCTGGCCAATCCACACGCTCGCGCGGTGCGCCCGCCTAGGGCTTAACAAGGACCATCAACAATGCCAGCAGAAGCCACCAACCCGGTTGATTCCGGGAGTGCTCCTTCTAACCCCTCTCTGTCTCTGGATGACGCAGTCAGCTTGGTCGAATGGGAGCCTGAAGACGAGGCCAACCCGGAAGGCACGGCGGAAGCGCAGACGGACAGCGAGACGGATGATGCTCCCGAGCCGGAGCTAGAGGCCGAAGCCGAACCCGCAGA